AACACCACCGCCCTTGTCGCCGCCAGCCTGATCGCCACCGCGCCGCGCGCGTTCGCCAATGACGGCAGCAAGCCCCGCGTCGAACCGGTGTTCACCGCCATTTCCAGCGCGATCCCGATGCCGGAACGCAAGAGCAATCGCGGTTCGGTTTCGATCTATCCGTTCGCCAGCCTGACCGCTGTCGGCATGTCGTTCGGCGTCAAGAACAAGACCGCCTCCAGCCTGTCGAGCGTGATCAGCAACGCCAATCGCAAGGCGGTGCAGCCCAAAAAGGACGACGCGGGCAACACGGTGTTCAAGACGACCGAAATCAAGGATGCCAACGGCGCGGTCGTCGGCACGGCACCGACCACGGAACCCGAAACGGTCGTGACGGCGCATTATTTCGCGGTCGATGTGACGCCGGAATATGTCAAGAGCGTCAAGGCGACCAATGCGGAAGCCGCGAAGGCGCTTGACGGTGTTTCGGCGCTGATCTTCCGCGATCAGTGATCGAACGGCATCGGGCGCATCCCCCCTGCGCCTGACCGATACGATGACCCCGGCGCTAGCGATAGCGTCGGGGTTTTTCATACACGAACCGCAGGCCCGGAAAGCGGCGAATAATTGCCACTACCGGTCAAGATCGGCGCAATGATTTCATCGATAATCAGGAATTGCGTTTGCGCATCCATGGCGCTGCCGAACACGTTCCATTCGACGCTAACCGCACCATCGACCGACGCACGCTTATATTTGTTCGGCGTCCAATCGACCGATAGCGATCCCGGTTCGACCAACTGGCGCAACGCGGCTTCATACGTCGCATTGATCATTTCAGTCGGCACGCTATCGGACGCGATGGCATCACCGTTGCGATCAAACCCATTGAAGCGCGGAAACTCGCGAACTTGGGCACGATAACCGACCTTGTTACCGCTGAACCCGGTGCGATACTTCGCATCGTTGCGTTCCGACGCGACCAACAACGCCGCATTGATTTCATCATCGTCATCATACGCATCGACGTTGCGACCACGTGCGATGTGATAGATGCGCCAACCGGCTGCGGTCCCGTAAAAATCGGCCATAATCATTCATCCTAAGTTTGACGTTCACGCCATGTTTTCAAGCGATGACAATTGGCACATAGCGTTTGAAGATTATCAGGATGATCATTCGAATGATCGCAATCTTTATGATCGATATCCAATTGACATGGATGAACCGGAATAAAGCCGCAACATTCACAATGGTCCTTCAAATGTTCACGATACAGCGGTTGTGCCCAAAAGCGTTTAGCACGATGAAACTTCGTTTCACAACGATTGCATAAACTCTTGAAGGTGCCGTTACCTTTTGGTCGTTGCGGCCATTCCCCACACCGTGTGCAAAGACCTTGTGTCTTAGGCATCTTCAACCCTCAAAAAGAAACGGCTGGCGAACCTAAGCCCGCCAGCCGTCTTTATACCATGTGCGCCGGTGTGGCGCTAGATCACGTCGTTGGCACGACGGGCGGTGCCAGCGGCGGCACCACCAACGGTTCGGTGACGACCGGCGCGGGCGGCACGTTCGGCGGCGTCGGCGCAGCCTGTTCGAACGGCTGTTTCTTGACGGCTTCGACCGCTGCCCACGCAAGGGCTTCCGTCGCATAGCCATCCTTGTCCACGTCGCGCATATCTTCGACGCGCGTGCCATCGGGACGAACGACGAAGAACTTGGCTTTCGCGCCGGTGCCGCCCTTGGCGACCATCAACGTGTCCGCACTTGCCGTTTGCGGCGCGACCGGATTGACGAAGTTGGGTGCGGACGGCGCGGGCGGGATCGTCAACGCGGGATGGACCGGAACCGGGCCGGTGCCCACGATGGGATCGGGCTGCGGTTGCTTGTCATCGGCGTGAAGGTGATATTTCTTGGCACCGCCTTCCGCCTGATCGGCATCATAGTCCGATTTGTTGATACGGATCGGATCACCACCGTCACCGCCCTTGACCATCACCGTTTCGCACACGTCCGACATGAACGCGGTAGCGAACACCGATGCGACCGATGCGAGCAAAAGAGACTTCATCTTGAATATCCTTCCTTGATTGAAACGTGCCCCCACGCTCAAACCAAACGATGAACCGGCACGCCGATTAAAGCGTGCCGGTCACCGATTAGCCAAGCAACCCGGCGATGTGCGCGGGCTTGATCGCCTTGACGCCCCATGCGGCGGCAATCTCCGCTTCGATCATCCGGTAACCCGGATAAAGCGAAACTTCGAACACCATGCCCGAACGCGGATCGACCAGCGTCATGCGATCAAGCGCAAGATCGCCAGCGGACGGAAGCGCCGGGGCGCGCATTGCCAGCGCCATCGCGTCTTGACTGAACGCGACGTTGGCGGCGTGCGACGCGGTGACGGTGATCGCCGTGGCCGCAGCCGGGATCGCGACACGAAGGCCGGGACCGGCAAGGGTGATCGTGCCGCCGTTCGACACGTCGGCATCACCAATCAGCACACCATAGCGATTGGTGTCACCGGCGAAGCTGATCACGTCGCCATTCTTGATGACGCCGGTGCCCGCCGCAGCAAGCGTGATCAGCTTCGATCCGACCGCATAGCCGGTTGCGTTGGTGGTCGAACCCGCCGCCGTGCCCGCAACGAACGTCACGGTCTGACCGCTTTCCTTGACCGAAAGCGCGTTCAGGTCGAGCAATTCGCCTTGACGAAGGGTCATCGTGGTCCCGGCTTCGTTCACGCGGGTCAGATTGGGCACCTTGCGCAGATTGGCACCCGCCGACGTGTTGATGACCAACGAACGACCGGTGGGCGGTGCGCCGTTGTCGTCAAGGATTTTGCGCACATCGGCGGTCCCGTCGATGTTCCCGTTGAACGGCGTGGTGCCAGCCGTGCCGGTCCACCGCGACGCATTCAACGCGGCTTCCAAGGCAAGATCGCCTTCCACTTCATTGACCAGCGTGCGCAGCCCTTCCGCGAAAAGATCGGCTTGCACGTCCTGCCAACCGGCACCGGTGTTGACCGCGCGTTGTTCTTCGCCGGTCCACCCGAACGCCACCTTGCGGCTTTTGGTGATCGCCATGGTCCCGGTGCCAATCGTGTTATCGGGCGGCGTCGGAACCTGCATCGCCGGAACCACGTCGGTCGCAACCTGTTGCGGCGCGATGGGGAACGTGACGGACTGACCGACCGCCGCGCGTTCCACGCGGGCATCGCGGCGAACGGACGGAATGAAGCCGGTCAGTTCGCGACTGACCACGTTCATGCCCGCGAACAGCGAACCGATGACGCCGGTCAGGGTGTTGGCATAGGCGGATTGATGGACGATGGCGGGCGCAACGCGCGTCGCCAGAATGATCGACATGCGCGACGGCACGACAAGTTGAGAACGGTTCATGATTGCCCTCTTTGGCTGAATTGGGATTGGACAGGTCATCCGACCTAGAGCGCCCCCGGTCATCCAACCATCGGCAACGCACAAATCCATAATCCATAACCGCCAAATCGGTCAAGCGTCCGGTGCGAATTATAGCACATAATTTGACCATTGTCAAGACCACTTTGACGACCATCTTGAAATTTAACGTATTGACCACATGGAATTTATGTGCTATAATCGCAACGTCGACAAGTTTTAACCGACCGCTCTTTGACATTGGAGATATAACAATGACCATTCCATTCATCATGGACGATGGTGGACGTGTTGCCGCAGGATTTAAGGGATCGACCGGTGATTGCGTAACGCGCGCAATAGCGATTGCATCGCAACGGCCCTATCGCGAAATATATGATCGCATCCAACGCGAAAAGAACGGCGAACGGAAACCAAAGCGCGGTCGCGGATCAAATGCTAGAACCGGTGTGTTAACTAAACGCACATGGTTCAAACGCTACATGACGGAACTTGGCTTTGAATGGGTTTCGTGCATGGGGATCGGAACCGGATGCACCGTCCATCTTACCGCAAACGAATTGCCAACCGGGCGGATCGTGGTTGCCTTATCGCGCCATTATGCCGCCGTGATCAATGGCGTCCTTCATGACAGCTATAACAGTGGTGAAGAACGCCACGAAACCGGAATGAAGGATGGCGAACCGTATTCCAAATCATGGGCACGGTGCGTTTACGGATATTGGATCAAACGGTGACGTTTTGTTAACCCGCGTTCGATACGCATGGTGGACCAACGAAGGAACCACCATGCGTATCATCACCGACGAAATGATTGCCGCCGAACAAGAGCGATTGCCGGGCTTAGGCGGATTGCAGGCTTACCGGATGATCCAAGCCCGGCAATACCTTCAAACGCACACGGCCCGCCGCGCAATGACCAACGCGGCGGGCCGTGGCGATCAACCGGGTGGTGACGACACCCGACGATCTAACCGTTAATCGACAAGCGTCATTTCACCCTTTTGGATCAACGCGGCTTGTTCCGCCTGTTGATTGGGTGCGAGCGTGTCGAACTCACTACGGCGCATGGAGCGACCGCCACCACGTGCGCCACCACCGCCGCCGTTACCGGTGCCGCCACCTTGCTGCGCCTTGATGATCGCATCCTTTTGCGGGTGCGCTTCCACCAACAGTTCCAACGCTTCATCGGCGCTGGCATATTCACCGGCGGCTTTCTTGGACAACAGCTTATTGCCGTCGCGACCATACGCGACCACCTTGCCATCTTCATATTTGAAGTTGCCCGCGAACGTCGCTTGGAACATATCGCGCGGAACGGCAAGCCGATCACGAACGAAGTCCGATCCGTCAAACACCTTGTCGATGTTCAACTTGGCAATGGCGGCATCACGTTCGGAAAGCGCGGCGTCCTTTTCGGTAAGCTGCGCCGTGAATTGATCACCGATTTCCTTGCGCACCTTATCGACTTCGCCAGCGTCGATCAGCGTCTTGGCGTCCAACTTGCTGACCGTATCGACCGCCTTGATCGCGGTTTCGGGATCGACCAACTTGCCATCCGGCCCCTTGTATTTGGCAAGTTCACCTTCCGCCTTTTCCTTGGCGGTGCGGTGCGTCTTGGCTTCCGCGTTCAACGTGGCGATGGTGTCACCCTTCACCGACTGTTCGGAATTGTCCGCTTTGACATAGATCGGGTTGCCGTCACCATCCACGACCAACTTGCCATCGGCATCGACCTTCCACTTGCCGCCCGTTTCGAACGCGACCGGGAAGATCGCGGAAGTGGAAGCGAGCAAAGCGGCGATCATGTTGTTCATCTTACGCATCGTCATCATCTTTCTTGGTCATCCGACCAAATTGCGCCGTCACCTATCCGGGAACGACGGCAGTTTTGCACAACAAACCCGGTTGCACATCGGGATCAACATGCGGACCACTGACCATCGGTTAACCAACCGTGCCAATGATCAACATGATTAATGCTTGGATATAGCGTTGGCGCATCAAGCGATCCGTTCCAGTTCCACGACGCGTGGTAACCTTCCGGTTTGAAGTTGCGACCCGCCATCAACGGCGCAGTGGCACCGCAACCACATGGGCAGCAATACCAAAACGACAATTCGCCATCCCGGTCGCGTTCACCGATATGGAACGATCCCGGAATGCGTTGCGCGGCAAACGTGTCGCGATCCGGGATATAGACGGCAGGAACCGGAACCGACATTATGACGGGCCGTGGATCGGCACCGGGCGTGTGACCGCATCGGTCAACACTTCCGCAATCGACTTCATATCGTCATGAAGCGCGCCAAGGCTGGCATATGTCTTGTCACCGGCGACGATCAGATTGCCATTCACATCGCGGATCGACCATCCATAGACCAACCGGCGCTTCAACAGCCCGCGACGCTCGCACCATACGCGCAACCGTGCCATCACTGCGCCCCCGTATTGGCAGGCGGCTTGACGACCGGCTTACCGGGCGGTTTGCGCGGCATTTGACCGGGCTTTGGTGGCGCACCGGGCGGAACATAGCGCGGATCACCGGGAAGGATCGGCAACCCGGTCGCGTCATCAATATTGGTATCGACACCATCGCCGGGCAGTTCGTCCAACAACCGTTGTTCTTCGATTTCGGGATCAAATTCGGGCGATAGGACGGCGCGACGTTGCAGTTCTTCCCAATAGGTAAGTTGGGAAATATCCTTGGCGGCGCGTGCCGCCTGCAACGTATCAAGGTCTTTGCCTTCAAGAAATTCGTCAAACTCGGTGAACACGTTCACGACGGGATCATATGCGTCCGGCGAAATACCGAACCATTTACACGTGATGACCAATGCGTTTTCGATGGCGTCTTTCAAGCCAAGCGCCCACGCCTTGACCGCCGACTTGCTCTTACCGCTGGCACTTGCCGCCTGAACGACCGTAATGCCCATTTGCGCGGTAAGCGGTTGACGACCAAGTTCACGCAACTGCGCCATCGTGTCTTTCACGTCGGCGGCAAGGAACGTCATGGTGGTCGCGGCGGGTTCAACGAATGCCCACGATCCCGACGATCCATCACCACCGGGCGGCGCATAAAGAACACGACCGGGACCGACGGCGATCTTTTTGACCGTCACACCATCGGCGTTCATTTGCGGCTTGACGCCATTGCCCGCAAGCATGGGATACGCCGCCAATATCTTGACGAACTTCAACGCGCTTTCTTGCTGATACAATTCCACCTGAAGATCGGCAGCATCGCGCATCGTCGGGAAGAACCGCCACGTGCGACCATCGCGCCGACCAGTGATGAACGGCACAAGCGGGATCACACCAATCGAAATTTCCCCTTCGTCAACCAAAAGGAATTGCGTGGTGTTCGATAGAACGGTGGTATCGGGCATCCATTCCATCAACACGGCATGTTCGGTTGCGGTCTTTTCGAACAGCGCCCATCGCACCGCGCCGTTTTCTTCGCGCTTGAAAATGCGAATGCGATCAACCGCGCCGGGTTCATAGACGCGCATATACGTTAACGTTTCTTCACCGTTGATCACCGTGGATCGCGGGTCCAACACGTTGCGCCCCAACACGTGCGACCAATACGGACGCACGCCCGCCGCTTTCTGATCGGCAAGGGTGCGAATAGTTGGGTCCGGCTTGGAATAGTCGATGAAAATCCAATCGATGGCGCTGTTGATCCCGTTGAAGAACGTCGCGCTTCCGAACATGGTCAGATTGTTGCCGCTTCCGTCAACATCTTCGATGAACGATGTGATTTGATCCGGTGTCGATTTACCTTCGTCATCCGGCAAATCAATTTCCTGTTCGAACGGCTTGGACGCCAGCCCTTCAACGGTGTCACGATAGATATTGGTCATCTTCGTGCAACGAAGCCGGAAATTATAATCCGTGCTTTCTTCGTCGGTGAACTTGGGAAGATACTTATCCGCCGCAAGCCGCAACGCGTTGATCCCGTCAACGATGGTGTCGGTCAAATCCCAATATTCCAGCATCGCCGCGCTATCGGTCGAACGCTTCATCATGGGATCGCTTGCAATCAAGCCGGTGCCGCCACTCTTTGCAGCGGTCGCGGCGATGGTTTGCTTAACTTGCGCTTCCGTTGGCGTATAGCCGGTGTTGTCGAACGCCACTGGATAGACGGCATTCATGGTCCGAACAGCGTTCATCACTTCACCACCCTTACACGACCATAACCGCGCCCCGCGCCGTTATAAAATTCAACACGGTTGGCGTCGCGAAGTCCAACCCATGTTTCGCGCATGAATGGCGCTATTTCACCTTGTGCAAGGATCGTCGCACCGCCTTGCACAAACGTCCCGTCACCACCATGGTCGTTCAACCAATCAAGCGCCTTTTGTTGCGGCTTCGTGATCGTCCGTGTGATCTTGGTCATCCTGAATAACCCCCAACAATCGCGTAACCGTTATCATCCGGTGCAGGGAAATACGCCATAACGACCGCATCGGCAAGGTTCGGTGACTTGGTGCCCGGTGGTTTCTTGTCCACCATCGTCTTTAGTCCCGCACTAGGCTTGCTGACCGGCTGCGCCAATTCCTTCAATAGCTGCATCAACAGCGGCATTGAACTGTCAAACGATATCAATTCATCGGCGGGATAGACGGCTTGATTGGTGACAGCTTGCCACGTCTTATAGACACGCGACCGCAACGACCACCAAGCTTGTGCTTTGAAGTTAGCGTAAAAGTCTTTGTTAAATAGGCTATCATCATCATTAGCGATGATGCGATCATATGGGTTGACGACCGCGCCACCGGCATTCCACGCCACGTATTGGACGATTTGCGGCGTGATCACTTGTTCATCGCATAAGCGGTTGTATTCTGATTTGACGTTCGAACCGATGCCAATGCTATCGTATTGGACCTTGATGCCCTTTAGATGGCGAACCATGGTGATCGACTTGCGGGCGGTAACACCCGGATCACGTTCGCCCCATTCCTGAACGTCACGCAAGATGATCCATTGCCTCAACGCCTGCGCATTGCGGTCCATACCTTCATCGGCAACGTCCAAGCCCGCCATCCACACGTCCGGTGGTGGAACGCGAAGGTATGGAACCTTTAGATGGGCATCGACGCACGCTTGCAACCACTCATAAGGAATGATGGTATTTTGCACGGCTGCGGAATAGTTGCGGTCCACTTCCTGCGCAAAAACGTGTTGCATCCCTTCACGTTCGGCCTTGGCTTTGCGACCATCATACCATTCTTGCGTCTTTTCGGGATGATCACGCCAATCGAAGATGAACACACGCGTTTCACCCTTGGGGATCACCGCGCCGGGATGCCAATCGTAACCGCTTTCACGCCGACGATGGAACACATTGCCAAGACCATTGACGGACGACATATCGATTTGAACATTGGTGTTGTCGCCAAGTGCCGCTTCGATCTTTTCCGGGCGTTCGTAATGGGCGCTTTCATCCTTGAAATAGCGTTTCTTTCGACCACCGCGACCAATGTTGTCGCCACTTTCACCGGTGATGGTCGATCCGTTTTCAGGATTGATCAACTTCATGAACGTCGCATGGTCACGCGTCTTGAAGCCTTCCGGCAACCATATATCAGGCAACCGCTTGATCAACAGGCGCATCTTTTCAAAGATGCTATCGGGATCACCTAACTTATCGACCAACTCTTGTTTGCGCGATCCCCAACCGGTCGCATCATCGCGTTCAAATAACCATTTCTTGACGCTGTATGCGCTGG